ATCAATGAAAAGTTAGTCTTATAATAATTACCTAAATCATCATAACGAAGTATCATCCGAAAAAACTTTGGAGTCCTTCCATTTCAAATACGTGGTTGAAACCACACTTCTTACATTTAAGTTCGACTTTGTGTTTCAACTTAGGCATATTGTTGAAGAATTCTTCCATTTTCTCAAACTGTTCCTGACTAAGCATTTCAATAAACTCAACCAACTCCTCGTTGGTAGTTTCATTTGAGTAGTAAAACTGTTCACCATCATAGATGTATTCAATACAAGATGCGATTAGATCCATCGTCATCTTTGAAATATCTTTAGTGTCTGCCGAGTCTTTGATGACCGAGAAAGTTGGATATCTCATCTTGACTGTAATTTTATCAGTCAGTTGAATTTCGGGATTTACAACTGTCTCAACCTGAGGCGTAATCTCTGTCAAATTCACCTTTGATTCAATCGTATTACCACAGGCTTTGGTACCACCTTCACCATCATCAACTTCATTGTTGCAACGATACTTTGTTTCTACGATTTCACTAACAGATTTCGCACGAAGATGCATAAACAAATATTCAACATCAATAATCGGCATCTCATATAACGGGAAATTCGGTGTCAAGATACAAGCATTCAGAATGTCAATTACTGCGTTCTGAATGGTCTTTGCATCTTCTGATTCCATGGCCATCAACAGAATTTTCTGTTCTTTTACCAGGAATGGTCTGAATTTAATTGTTTTCTTGGAAATAGGCAATTCAAGTTCATATGAAGGCACTTCAATTTTTGGTAAAGCCATAATAACTCCTCAGTTCAATAGATATAATTTGTAATAGAATTGTTCTGCCATTTTGTATAGGCAAAAGTCACGGTCAATTTGTGCATACCATCATTAGACCAATCCAAGTCTAATTGATTCATCGAGATTGGATACGCATGAAATAACTCCACAGAGTATGATAATTTGTTAGTCACATCATATTGGTTAATCAGAATAGACGTTTCATAATCACTTCTGTAATTAAAGTTGTTTGTTTGTTTAGGATTAACCAAATCCATCCAAGAATCAAACATCAACTTAGTTTTCATGTCATCATCCAAAATGAATGTCAGGTCAATGTCGTTGTATGTTGTCAAATGTGGCAACTTTTCGATAGGACCATAGGTTTTTCTATCTAAGGTTGCGAATGTTCGACCAGGAAGTTGTGCAGCCTCACAACGGAATGATAGTTTTCTGGACGATACATTAGACAAAAAAATCAATGCCGGTGGAACATTGAGTGTCACATCAAATTTATTTGGTCGTGCAAGGTCTGTATTAAAACTTGCTTTAAAATCAGCAATACTTCCTGCCATTTTATGACTTCCTTATTGTTTCAACAGATTCTTTCCAAACTGTTGGAGCTTGTGCTTTCTTGAATTGGTGAATAGGTAAGAACAACGCAGTGTCCCATTCTTCAGATTCAACTTTCAAGATACGTGATTTGATTTGTGGTAAAAGATACTTCTTAATACAAGGTCTAAACTCTCTATACCTACTGGATGCAGACAAAATATCGTATGTGATTCTCAATCTTCTAATATCTTCGTCAGCATATTGTGCCAAAGGTAACAACTTTTTCAGAAATCTAATACGATAACCAATCGGTAAGTAATGTAGGTTTAACCCCAAGAAACCATCAGATTCACGTTTCAACGGTAACACTAAAGGGAATCTGTCATAATAAGGAAGGTCTTTCTTGGTCAATGGGTCATACGCAAACATATACATTCCACCGATTAAGAATCTTTTATAATCTGTGGTTTTGGTGTAACGGTCACGTTCTTTTGTGATTCCTCTGGCCATCAGTGATGGGTTTTTCAGAGCATCAACCTTTAAACGCAACCATTGAATCGCATCACGACTCATTAGTGGATACTGAGCTGCGATTTTTTCTTCTGATAGGGATGTAAGTATAGACGGTTTCATTTGGGTATTTATTAGAGTCCTAGATGGTCTTCGGTGATGACCCTGAACTCCCAACCACGATCCTTGCAGTATTCTTCAGCATACTTCCACTTGGCCTGATTGATGCCATACGTTGTCACTTCAGTAATGTATCTCTTGGTAACTCTTTTCTGTGGTTTTGGTGGTTCACACTGTTTCTTGGGTTTGACCTCAAGCATCATGGTCTTTGGACCTTGTTTCGTGTTTACTTTTACCAGAAAATCTGGGAAATAACGGTGCCAACGACCATCCACAGGCGAAATGTAGGGTATGACGACTTCTTCTGATGCCCAAGAAATGATGTTTGGATTAGTGTCCAACCATGTCATTACACGACATTCCCACGTGGAACGCCAGATGATATTGGTGTGGTCACCAACGTATTTGCGAGGATTTTTAGGTTTGAATATGCCGGAATATGCCATAAATACTATGTATAATCTTTTTTAAACAATCATGGCCACCGAAATTCAACAAATCAGAACAGAAAATGACAACACACCACTGAGTCCAGTTCAGCAAGGTGACGTTCGTTCATGGGGCACAGTAACTAACGTTGAGGTAAAAGGTCCGTTATCAAGTCTGCAAAACAATCCCTATAATCCAACATCTATTGCTTATCCTAAGGATTTGGATTCTTTCGATAAAGGTCATGCGATACAGTTTAATATACGAGATATCAAACCGTTCAAAACTAATGCAGAAGAAATTCTGAATTATACTAAACAGAAATTCAGTGAACTACAATCTGGTGTTTCCAGTGTATATCACAGTGAAAATAAAGTAGAGACATTAAGTAATATAGGCAGTTCAATGTTGGGACGTTTGGGTAATGGAGCAATCAATACTCAGCCAGAAACAGTGTATGATAAATTGACCACTATTCGTCTTTATATGCCAGACACTTTGAGTTTCGATTACCAAGCACAATATGATAAGTTGAGTTTAGCGGAAGCAATCAATTCAACACCAGTTGTTGGTAAAATTTCTACTGCCATCACATCCATGGTCAACAACAACGCATCAAAATTGATTGGTAAAAAATTAGGTTACACATTCAATCCACAACAACAAATGCTGTTTGAAGGTATTGATTTTAGAGAGTTTGAATTACAATTCACATTTACACCTGTCTCACCTGATGAGGCCGCAAATGTCAGAGAAATTATACGACTTTTCAAACGAGCAGCTGCACCAACAAAACAAACTGGTCTAGCTGGATTTTTCTGGAAACCACCATCAGTATTTGATTTAGGTTTCTTCTTCAATGGATTACCAAATCCAAACGTTCCACCTGTACTAAGATGTGCATTACAAAGTGTTGATGTTAACTATGCACCAAATGGTTGGTCAGCATTAAGTGATGGTGCACCTGTACAAACAACTATGTCACTATCGTTCCGAGAAATAGAATTGTTAGACAGAGACATGATTGATGAATTGGAAAATAGAGCAAAAACATGAAATATTTTAGTGCAATTCCTCTAATTGATATCACCGATGCGTCTGGAACAACACAGACGTATAAAAACATACTTGCCAGAGTGAGTGTTATTCCAAGTATTTTGGAAAACCCTTTGGTTTACTATTCCTACGATATACAAGACGGAGACACACCGGAGATTGTGGCTCAAAAATACTACGGTGACAGTTATCGTTATTGGATAGTCCTTTTCTGTAACAATCTTATGGATCCACAGTGGGATTGGCCACCAAAAAATATGATAGATTAGGTTTCGATCCATACACAACCGTAAAATCCTATCAAAAAGTAACAACACAAGTCAATTCGGCTTCAGGAGAAACCACAGTCAATACGGTGGAGATTTCTCAACAAGAATATAACGATTTTGTTCCTTATTCAGATACTTTTACAATTTCTAATGAAACGGTTAGTATTTCGATAGAAAGATCCACACAATCATACTATGACTATGAGGTGAGTCTGAATGAATCCAAAAGAAGCATCAAATTGTTGAACAAAAACTATGTACAACAAGTGGAAAATGAATTTAAGAAATTATTGGGTAATAAATGAGTGATTCTGATAATTCTGCGTTCTATACACAAACAGCCTCAGTAGAAGGTTGTGTACTTCATTTACCTGATGGATCTGTAATTGACCTAAAAGACATGATTATTGAATTGTCTTATTTTGAAGACATTTACAGTTTCAGTGTTAGTGGTTTTGTGATGATACGTGATGGTTTGGGTATCATCGAAAAAGGTATGTTACGTGGTTCAGAAATGATTGAAATCAATTTCGACAAATACGGAAACACACGTTTGCCTAGCAAGAAAATGATTGCATATACAGTCAAAGACAGAAGACCGGTTAACATGACCAGTGAAATCTACAAGATTTACTTCTGTTCAGTTGACCTGATTATGAATCAACCAATGGCCATCAGTAAGTCATACAAGGGCAAAGGTATTGATTATATCGTTAAGGACATATTACAAAACGAACTCAAAACAGAGAACGAAATACAGGCTATACAACCAACATTCGGCAAGTATGATTATATTGCACCAATGATTAGGCCTTTTGAGGTCATCAGCGAACTATCGAATTATGCAAGGCCACAAAATAACAGCACCTCAGGTACTGTTGGTGCGGACATGTTCCTTTTTGAGAACAGATTTGGTTACATTTTTGCATCACTTAATTCGTTGATGCAGACAGAACCTTTGTTTACATATCGTTATGAACAAAGTAACCTAAGCACACAAAAAACTAAACCAGATGAAACTGGTGAATCGGATTCTATTCTATCGCTGGAATATGTTCGTTCATATAACACACTAAGAGAGGTGTCAAACGGTGCATACTCCAATAGATTTATTGGTGTCAATTATACCACAGGTCAAACGTTTGTAAAAGATTTTGATTATCTAAAGTACCTTTCACAAATTAATCCAGAAAATGGCCAAGGTGTTCAACCTTTGACACAAGGAACACAATTCAACCAAAGACCGGAAGGTTTCATTCGTGTGATTCCCACAAATTCTGGCGAGAATACTGTTGACTATATAAAAACCAACAAAGGTGTTACACCAGACTTCTATCTACAAGAAACATTAAGTCTAAGAACATCACAGTTGACTTTGGCCAACCACACAGTATTAAAAATTGTTGTTCCAGGTAATGCATTTTTGACTGTTGGTTCGACTGTAAATATTCTAATACACTCTTTGCAAATTGAGCAGTCTGATGATAATAGGAACTTGGATGAAGTCTATTCAGGTAAATATTTGATTACTGCTGCAAGACATATCATACAAAGTAGTGGTGTTTATCAAACCGTATTAGAAATTTCTAAAAATAGCAACTCAGGATAAAAAATGGTAGCACGAGGCGAGTGGTTTGGTGTTGTAGAAGATACAAGAGACCCATTGAAATTGGGTCGTGTGAAAGTTCGTATCAAAGGAATACACACAGACAATAAATTATTGGTACCAACAGCCGATTTACCATGGGCATCCGTACAACAACCACCAAATGTTTGGGGAACATTCTCTGTCTTATTGGAAGGCACGAATGTAATTGGTTATTTCTCGGACGGCATGAAGTCTCAGATGCCGGTGGTCACAGGAACAGTACCACAAGTGTTTGCACAGATTGGTGCATTGGCCAATGCCGCAGGTTGGATTCAAAGAGATAGACCTAATGGAATTCCAGTTTATGGTTCATTGAACTCAACTAGCGTTAGTTATGCAGCTCAAGGTGACGTTGCAAATACAATGATAGCCACCACAAATAGAACGTTGGATCACGCTTGTGATTTTAGATACTTCATCACATTACCTACCGTCACTATTGGTATTAACAATCCTGTAAGTGAAATACAAGACGCAATCAAAAGGGGTAAAAACCGTTCTGCTCAATTAATGAGTTTGATATTGACGCAAATGAATACACAATTGAGAGCAGTTATCAATTCATTATTACCTGCTTTGGGTATGGACCCCACAGGAATAGCATCAAAGTCTTATTCTGTGGCCAAGGATTTGGTTCGTCAAATTAATGAATTAACCAAAACTGTGGCCAAAATTGCAGAAACTGCGTCACTATATTACAATTTGGTCAAGGATATACAACAAATCGTAGATTATTTGAATAGTCTACCAAGTAGAATCGCAGCAATGATACAAGGATGTATCACCCAGTTCTTGGCTTCCATCAATAATTTTATTGATATGATTAAATCTATTCCTGGTATGTTCTCATCTAGTATGGAAAGTATGTTGGAACAACTAGGATCGTCAACGCAAGCAGCACTAGATACAGCAAATACTAATGCCGAAAGTGCAAATACATCAAATAACAGTGTGTCAAGTCTGATATCAATAACTTTATATCAAACTGATGTTGACCATGCCAATTTAATCATGGATTTCATCAACACAAATTATGGAGATGCGAACGTTACATTGGCCAATGCAACCGCAAATTCATTCAATAAATCATCAATGCAATCACCATGACCACAAAACCAGAATTCTATAAAGGTTTTTTTGAACCTGAATCGGCTGCAAACACTGATTACCAGCCAGAATATCGTTATAACCACGTTAAGGAAACTCCACGTGGCCACATGTTTGAGATGGACGATACACCTGGACGTGAAAGAATCCGCATTTCACATCGTTCAAACACATTTATTGAAATGCACCCAAATGGTGATGAAGTGCATAAAATTTTTGGTGATGGATATGAAATTGTCGTAAAAGACAAGAATGTGTTGATTAAAGGTACATGCAACATCACTATTGAAGGTGATTGTAATATGCGTGTGCAAGGTGACATGGTGCAGACCATAGAAGGCAACTTTGAACAACACATTAAAGGTCACTACAAGCAACTAATAGAAAAAACATCCACCACACAATCTCAAGGTGATATGTTGATTGGTGGTGGTTACAGTGCAACCGGTTCAATTGCATTGGAGACAGGTGACGCAGTATTCATCAAATCTGACCTTGCTATTAATGGTGAAATGACAGCACAGAAAATAACTTCTAAGAGTAGAGTTGATGCTGTCACAGGTATGAGTGCAGGACCACTTGGATTCGTGACCACAGAAGGTGGTGTAGCGGTTGGTATACCAGTTGCTGTACCTTCAAAAGTCCTGGTGGCCACAGATGTGATTGCTGGTGGCACGGTAGATGCTGCGGTATCGGTAAATTCACCATTAGCATCATTTGGTGTGATGAATTCTATTTTGATGCATGATGATATGAATACTACGATTTACAATTCACACATACATCCAACACCAAAGGGTCCTTCTGGACCACCATCCACGAAAATGGTATAAGGAGTTATAATGAGTATTTTTGGAAGATTAGGTTATGCACCATATTCAGGATCAAATGTATCCGATTTATCGGCCGCAGTAAAGAAACAAATGGATACTATGCCTGCTATGTTGCAACCATGGCAGAAAACCGACATGGAAAACAGTAATGTGGGTGGTTATTTTACAAATCCAGTAAAAGTTGCAACAGAAGACCTTTGGGATTCAGCCAACAATATCATCGCTGTACCGAACTTGTCTCAGATTTCAAACATTTCGTCAATATTGACCTCCGCACAGTCACTATTTACAGCTGCAAACAATTTTATTCAACACACAGATAGAATATCTGGTCTAACAGAACCACCAGAAGATAATCCAACACTACCCACATACAAAACAGCATCCAGTGTTGGTAAGATGGTCATGTATCTGGTTTACCAGACAGATGGTGTGCAAAACAATGCACCTATCGTAGGTTGTTTCAGTAGTTTGTATACAAATGATGACCTGGTCACATACCAGAACATCATTCAAGGTTATGCAACAACCATACAAAACAGTATTAACGTAGAATCTATCGAAGAACCACCAAGCACAACCTACACATCCAACTTGACACAACAACAAGTTAGTTCTATGGTGACAAACCTGGGTAATATTGTGACGTTTATGAACTCTCGCCGTACATCGGATGTGAACTTTTACTACAATTCAAGAACCATCGTGGACGAGTATAATACTATGAAGACGTTTAATAACATGGGTCAGACAGAAACAGATATGGTCACGAATCTGATTGGTTCAGATAAACTACTACAAAGATTGAATCCTTAAAATTCGAATTTTTGCGTTCCGGCCCAAGAATTTTTTCCAGCGCTTTCTAGGTTCCAAAAAGCGAATTTACTCCTAGCTCAATAAATAAAAGATGGCAAACTTACAAAAGATTTACTCAGACATAGACTTCACATTCACCAAGAAACCTGGTGGTGGTGACGTTGCTTTAAGTTACGACCAACAGGCCGTCATTCGTTCTATTCGTAATCTTCTGTTGACAAATCACTATGAGAGACCATTTAATCCTGATTTGGGTTCCAGTGTGAACGCTTTATTATTCCAACCCATCAGTTCGTTGACTTCTTCTCAATTGGAGACAACGATAAAAACAACACTAGACAACTATGAACCTAGAGCTATTGTGAAAAGCGTCAAAGTTGTTCCAGTGCCTGATGGAAATGCATATAATGTTTCCATAACATTTTTCCTGGAAAATGCAACACAGGCAACAACATTATCAGTTATTTTAGAAAGAAATAGATAAAAATGGCAGGCGCTAATTCTAATATCCAAATCACAGATTTAGATTTTGACACAATCAAAAACAATCTAAAGAACTATCTAAAATCTCAGAATACACTGAGGGATTACAATTACGAAGGTTCTGCACTGTCTACGTTACTTGATGTGTTGGCCTATAACACTCAATATCAAGCATTTTATACAAACATGGCCGCCAATGAAATGTTTTTGGATACTGCCACTCAAAGAAGTTCTGTTGTTTCTTTGGCCAAGTCACTAGGTTACACACCAAAATCAGTTATTGCACCTAGTGCCACAGTTAATATCACTGTGAATGATGTGTTGGCTTCAACTCCACAACTAGTATTACCAAAATTCACTAAACTTATGTCGGAATCGGTTGATGGTGTCAACTACACATTTGTTGTGTCAGATACTTACACAGCAGAAACAGATTTTTCAGTATTCAAAGCAACTTTCAATGACGTTAAGATAAAACAAGGAATTCCAGCATCAACCAGTATTGTGGTGAACAATGTTACTAATCCATACTCAAAAATTTACATTAATGAACCAAACATTGATACGACTACATTACAAGTATTGGTACAAAGGTCTTCTTCCAACACTCAATATGATACTTACACATTGGCTGATAATTATCTAACATTGAATGGAGATTCCACTGTTTATTTCTTGCAGGAAGGCATCAATGGAAACTATGAAGTTTATTTTGGTGATGGCATCTTGGGTAAACAACTGACAGACGGTAATATTGTACGTTTAACATACATCACATCATCCGGTACTGCTGCGCACGGGGCCAACAATTTTGTTGTGATGGATTCTATTGACGGTTATTCAAATATTGAAGTTGAAGCTGTCACGGAAACCGCACAAGGTGCTTTGAAAGAATCAATTGATTCTATTCGTTTCCATGCACCTAAAGCATTCTCCTCACAAAAACGTGCAGTATCCAAAGAAGATTACATTACAGCCATTCAAAGCAACAATCTTGGTTACTCTTTTGATGCAGTCAACGTATGGGGCGGTGAAGAAAATGATCCTCCTGTATATGGTCAAGTGATGATTTCTATTAAACCTTCCAATGCATACTCATTGACACCGGTACAGAAGGAAAAGTTGGTACGAGATGTTATTAAACCAATCTCGATGATGACCGTGGTACCAACTTTTGTTGATCCAGATTACACCTATCTGCAATTAACTGCAAACGTATGGTATGATCCTAAGAAAACGAATCTGTCACCTAATCAATTGCAATCTGCAATCAAGTCGGCCATTTCTTCATATGCAAATCAGTCACTAAACACTTTCAACTCTGTGTTCTCTTTGACCAATTTCAATGAAGTAGTTAAGAATGTCAATCAAGCAATCATCACCAATGAGATTGATGTTAAATTGCAAAAGAAATTTTATCCAAACTTCAGTACACCAACAACATACAATCTAAAATTTGGTGTTCCATTGAAGAAAGGTATGTTCCAGAGTGGCGTAAGTAGTTTCCCAGCACTACAATACAGAAATCCTGTAAACTATTCAAATACAATTGATAGTGTGTATGTGGAAGAAGTTCCTTCGTCTACAGGTGGAGTCGAATCTATAACAATCACCAATCCTGGTTATAATTACACAACAGCACCAACAGTAACTATCAAGGGTGATGGTACCGGCGCTGAAGCATATGCTGTGTTGAGTGGATCAGGAACAATTAAGAGTGTGGTCGTATCTAAACCTGGTACAGGATATACAAGCGCAATTGCTGTAGTAACAACTGCTGAAGGTGACATTGGCCAAGGCGGCGCATTGAATGTCAAACTAGAAGGTCGTTATGGAACACTGAGAACGTATTACAACAACACAAACAATGTCAAAACAGTATTTAACAATAACGTTGGTACAGTAGACTATGAAACTGGTACAGTTACATTAAATGCTTTCTCACCAATATCAATTGATGATCCATTAGGACAAATAACTATTACCGCAACACCAACAACATCTTTATTATCTTCATCTTTTAATAGAATTATTACGGTTGATCCTTTTGATAGTGGTGCAATTATTGTTAACGTATACGCCAAGACATGATTTACAACGATAAAAAAACCTCACTACTGGTAGACCAACAATTACCAGGATTTGTCCGTGACAATCCTGACTATGCCAATTTCTCTTTATTTGTAAAGGCATACTATGAATGGTTGGAACTATCAAATGCAGCCAATTCTGCGGTCACCACAACAAGTTCTAGTGGCCAAGGTGTAACTTATGCCACAAAGAATCTAATAACATACAAAGATATTGATAGTACGATTGATGGATTCATTGATTACTTTAATAATGAATTTTTACCTTTCTTTCCTAAAGATTCACTATTAAACAAACAACAAGCGGTTAAGGTTGCTAAACAACTATACCAAACAAAGGGTACACCAGCATCCTATCAATTCTTATTCAGGATACTATTCAACTCCGATTTTGATGTATTTTACACAAAAGATGCGGTGTTTAAACCTTCTGATGGTGTTTGGTATGTTGCTAAGAGTTTGAAACTGGCAACAAATAGTGCCAACTTTAGAAACATCAATCAGTACAGATTGTTTGGTGAAACCTCACAATCTTTAGCAACCATCGAAAATTCTATTTTGGTTGGAAACAAGACCGAAGTTTTCATTTCTAATGTGGAACGTCTGTTTCAATCAGGTGAATATGTACGTATTATTGACGAACAAAACCAAGATGTTTTGGTCGGTGGCCAACCACTACGAGCAAAGGTTGTAGGGCAAATCAGTACCATTAGTATTGATAAAAACAACAGAGGTTTAACCTACTCTGTCGGAGATCCTGTTATTGTCTATGGTGGTATGGAATCCGTATATGACCATGGTGCGGTTGCAAGAGTATCCGACACAACAAAAGGTTCTATCAAATCCATAAAGGTTAATAGTGGTGGTTATGGTTACACAGCCGACCCACAATCCACAATTTCTTTTATTGGTAATGTTGGTACAGCAAAGGCTGTTGTGGCCACATTGGATCCAACACAGTCTAAGAGAGCTAATGCAACGTTTCTGCCGACAGATACGTTAGGTATGGCTTGGACGACCAAAGTTGATGCAACCAATTATAACTTTTTGGCAACACATGTAACAGCAAACGCAAACACAACATTGGCTGATGCTCTAAAGTTTACATCATTCGAAACATATCCATTGGGTTCCGTTATCGTGACCAACTCTGGTGGTGGTATCACAAAAATACCAACAGCAGAAGCACACTCATTGTACTATAAAGAAAATGAAACCGACCCTTCTGGTGAATTGTCTGCACTTGGAATATTGGCTCCAATACAGGTTATCAACGGTGGTTTAGGATATGTGGCAAACGATACAATCATACTATCTGGTGGTTCTGGTTATGGTGCATTTGCTAATGTAACTTCGGTGTCAGCAAATGGTGCAATTTTAAATGTTGCTTATGTCTACGATTCAACACAAATCTATCCTTTGGGTGGAATGGGTTACAAACAAAAGGATATTGTTACAGCAACTGTTGAATCTGCCAACAACGATGCATCAGGTGCTTCATTATTTGTTCCTGGTATATTAGGTGAAGGTGCTAAGTTCACAATTGATGTGGACCGTGCAGGTTCAGTAACAACTATTGAGGTTCTGGATCAAGGTGAGGATTACATTTCCACTCCAAAAATTTCATTAAAGGTACAGGACATATTGGTGTCTAATGTATCAATTCAAAATCCACCAAAGATTGGTGATGTGGTATTCCAGGGTGCAAACATTAATGTTGCAGTCTATACGGCAACAGTTAACTCGATATCATTATTGCAACCATTTAATGATCCATCACAGTCATTGTATAACCTACGTGTGTTTGAATACAACTCCAATCCAGATACAACTCAGAGTCTGACGATTGATAAATTGGCTGGTCAAATCAATATGGTTATGGCCAATACAAGTTATGGTGATGTATATAATCAATATGGTTATAAGAATTATGGTGATGGGGCCGCAAAAGCCTCAGCAAAATTCTTGAATGGTTTGGTGGTAAGTCAAGGTCAATACTTGAACCAACAAGGACAACCAAGTTCATTCTCTGTATTACAGAGTGAAAAATATAACAACTACACTTATGAAATTACTGTCTCGAAAGAGATTGAAAAGTACCGAAGTGTATTGTTGAATCTGTTGCATCCATCAGGTACCAATGTACTTGGTCGTATGGTGGAAAGAATTAATGTTAAGTATAATAAGACCCTGCAAGAGGCCTTGTATAAAGGTCGCCCTTTCTATGCAACTGAAGGTGGTATTGGCCAAACAGGCGCCACAGCAACTATGGTTGCAACGTTTGATAATCCAAGTAACAACGTAATTCAATTCAACAATATTCCACCATCGGTGAACTTGGCGGAAGTTATTCTTCCACAAACATTTATTGATTTGCAAACCAACAGAATTAATGTACACTCTCGTATCGTTTCTGTTGACTATGTAAACAATAAAGTCACAGTCATGGCAAACACTTGGTTGGCCTTCGCTAATGTGGCCACAGTAGTAGCTGAGGCCGGTAGTAATACCATAAATATTACTAGTATCACAGGTGCATATGACTTGGTGAATAACGGAAAATATAGTAACACAATGTATCCTTTAATGGATATCGTGAAAACTGGTGACCGTATTTTGATTGCCAACAACACAGTTATGACTGTGGAATCTGTTGATTACACAACAGGCAATGGTGTCATACACCTCACATCAAACTTAACAAACGCAGCAAATTCGTTACTATCGGTCAATCACACTTTGTTGGCCAACAGCAACATTTTATACAATCAAATCAAATTATTTGGTGCCGTTGGTACCACATATATACCAGAATTGGCCACAGAAAATGGTCAAATATTAACAACAGAAGATGGTCAAATCATCCTATTGGGGTAATCAATGTCAACAGTAAAAATATCCGAACTACCAGTTATTCCTAGATTAAATTCCGACACCACACAAACACTTATAGCTGGTGTGGACTTGGTTACTGGTGTAACCGGCAAGATGACAACAAAGGTTCTTGCTCAATCACTATATTCAAATGATGTTCTGAATGTGGGTAACAATGCGGTTGTTTTCCCTGGTATTGTTGCACAATTTGTAGGTGAAGATCCAAGTTATGTTCAATTAAACGTACAGAACACAAGTAATACGGGTTCAGGTGACCTAGTTGTTACGGCCGATGATGGTACGGACACATCTTACTTTATTGACGTTGGTATTCAAGGGTCAAATGCACCATTGGGTGCATTACAACCACACGATGGTTATTTGTTGGTCAAAGGTGATGATGCGAATACAACAGGCAACTTGATTGTCGGTACCGTTTCTTCGGCACCAGGATTACAATTGAAACTTGTTGCTGGTGGTTACGAAGAAGATAACGTGTATGCGGTACTTGAATCGTCACAATCACACTTCTTAAATAACGTTATTGTTGATGGTACTATCACAGGCACTACCATCACTGCGATGAATTCGTATGCCACTTCAGGTCACAACACTGCGAACGCAGGTTTCTTAACTGCAAACTCAGCCGGTTCATTCTCCAATGGTGCTTTCACTAAGGCAAATAACGCAGGTTCTTTTGCTAATGGTGCTTTCTCAGCAGCAAATACTCACGGTGAATCTATTTCAACTATCAACTTGACGTTGTTGGGTACACAGAACTATGCTAATGGTGCTTTCACTAAGGCAAACAATGCATTGGCGAATACATCTGGTGCAATTTTTGGTGGAAACTTAACCATATCAGGTAACTTAATTGCTCAAGGCATTCAGTCAACTTCAGGTCCAATAACCACAGGTAATTTAATTGTAAACGGAACATCTACAACATCCGGAACAGCAAATTTCTCCGGTGCATTGAATGTAACTGGTGCAGTTGCAATGAACGCAACAGTTATGTTGTCCAACAGTACTTTCTCCAACACAGAGGCTGCACTAACGATTTCTGCTTCGGGTACAATTGTAACACCCGCAAATGATGGTTACATGATTCATATCTCTGGAAAGAATGGTGTACCATCACGTATTGTTACTGATTCTTATGGTACAGGCGCTTATGCATTGTATGCAGGACGTGCTGCAAGAGGAACAGTGGAGAGTCCGACAGCACTACAAACCGGTGATGTTATCTCACGTTTCTCTTCCAGTGGTTACGGCACCACAAAGTATCAGACATTAGGTACAGGACGCATTGACTTTGTGGCCACAGAAAACTACACCGATGCAAATACAGGTTCACAGATTCACTTTTGGAACTGTCCTATTGGTTCAAATACACTGACCAACATCGCAACATTTAATGGTGATTCGGCAGTATTTACTGGTGTGGTACACCCACAAAAAGGTTTCGTCTTAACACCAAATGTCCAAGGCACATTAACAACATCCAGAACAGTTAATTTTGCAACAGATTCCTTATTGAAGTTTGATATTAATAACAACTTCTCTATTGATTTAACTGGTTTCACCGAAGGTAAAATTGTTGAAGTTTGGATTACAAACTCGGCCGCACAAAACAAGACCATCACACATGGTTGTTTAGCCAATAACTCCACAAAGCAAGCAACATCATTTACAATTTTGTCAAACTCTTGTGCTTTCTTGAAGTATTTTAGTATTAATGGTGACCAAGCAAACACTTATGTTTCCATCACAAACGCATAATAAATAAATCATGGCAAATAAAATTCTTATCGCAAACGGCGCAAAGGTATCTCAAGTAGAACAGGCGTATTTCTCGCCGGTTGCAGTGGTTCCACCATTCACAGAAATTCCATTAAGTACAATGTACTGTTTTCTATCCAAGGTTGAAACTTGGACTGATCCAGAAAACCCACCAACACCAACACAAGACGTTAAAAGCATCAAACAAATCTTCAAGAATATGTTTGTTGCCAAAAAAATCACCTCAAATGATATCTCTCCAGTAATCGAACGCATTGATTGGGAAGTCAATACAGTGTATGATTATTACAAAGATGATGTTGATATGTTTGCAGTTGACTCCAATGGTTACTTACTAAAACATTTCTATGTGAAGAATCGTTACGACCAAGTTTTTAAATGTTTATGGAACAATAATGGTGGAGATTCCACTAGTGAACCATACTTCCAGCCAGGTGCCTACAACACAAACAATGTATACCAAGGTGATGACAACTATAAGTGGAAGTATATGTTTACGGTTGACTCCGGATCAAAACTGAAGTTCATGGACACATCATGGATTCCAGTGCCCGTTGGAGACAACACACCATCACCTTTTTCTACCGCTGGTGCCGGTAGTATTGACGTTATTAATGTTTTGGATGGCGGTGCGTTATACGATCCTTCCAATTCAGCAATCACCGTAACTGTAACCGGTGATGGAACCGGTGCAGTAGCCACAGCGGTAGTACCAGACGGCATGAATGCTATCACGGATATCACCGTGGTTAATCCTGGTTCAGGTTACACATATGCCAACGTGGCAATCACATCTTCGCAAGGTTTCGGTGCAATTGTTGAAGCTTCAACCTCACCTGTTGGTGGCCACGGATACGATCCAATTTCAGAATTAGGTTGTTCACGTGTTATGTTTAGTGTGGAATTTAGTGGTTCGGAAAATTCTATCATTCCAACAGACGTTGAATATTTCCAGGTTGGTATTGTATCCAATCCAACACTAAAGTCGTTGAGAAATTCTCAATATGGATATGAACCAGCGAGTGGTGAAATCTACAAAACATATACCGAATTGACGGTTGCACCAGGTTTTGGTACATATAGTAATGGTGAAGTTGTTTATCAGGGTGAATCTAGTAATCCTACATTCTATGGAACTATTTTAAGTTTCGACCCAGCATCCAACATTATTAGTGTTCTAAATATGTCCGGAACACCCACACTAAACCAACCAATTAAAGGCCGTAACACAAACACATCAAGAACGTTGTTGTTGTACGATGCAAATCAACCAGACTTCCAAATTTTCTCAGGTCATATGACATACATTGAAAATAGAGCAGGTGTACAACGAAGTGTGGACGGCATAGAACAGTATAAATTTGTATTAGGTTACTAAAGGAAAAAAATGGCACTAGATTTTAACGTTGATCCATATTACGATGATTTTGACCAAACAAAAAACTTTCATCGTATTTTGTTCAAACCAGGTCGTGCGGTTCAAGCAAGAGAATTAACACAGGCTCAAACAATCCTACAGGACCAAATTACAAAGTTTGCTGA